TCGTAGTGTCTTTTTTTAATGTTTTATTTGGGGTCAACCTTAGAGGAACGTGTTATGTGTGACAATCCAATTCAATGCCCAGACGACCAAGATGATTTTGACAGGCGTTTATTTAAAGTTTGCAACCCAAATCATGAGCGTGACCAAATTGCTAAATATAGTCACAATGATTTTACTGATTTTGATAGAGGAGAGTATGATTGCTTAAAGGGCTATCCACACCAGATGTATGAGTCCGAAGAGTACGACAATGGCTACGCGCAACAATACGCTAGCGAACAAAAAAACCCTAACTTAGATCCGGAGTAATATATGTTTAATTTTCAAAATGTAATATCAGTGCTTTTAGTATGTTCAATTACTGCACTATGGGCGCACACAATAAGTCGCGATTCTATAAGGTCAGAGTATTTTAAAGAAGAGTTTAATAAAATCAAAACCGATCAGCAAGATTTAGCAAATAAGGTTGGTTCTCTTAATGATGATTATGAATCAGTTCAATCTATGCTCAGATACAATGAAGCAGGTATTACAATAACTCTTGAGCAATTAAAAGAAACAAGCAGTTTGTTAAGTGACCTGTCTACTATTGACGCTATGCTTATTAAGCAGTTAAAAGACGTTAGATACGGACAAGGCGAAGCAGAATTATTGCTAGAAGAAGTTAAGAAAATAGCGTTAACTAAACCAGTTCCGCAAATTATAAAAAACGTTGTAGAACCGGAGAAACAAATAACTCCAGTAATTGAATCAATACCCGCTGTAATAGTTATTGAAACACCCATTGAAACACCCATTGAAACGCCTATTGCTGAAGAAATTGTGGCAGTTTGTCCGTTGCTTTCTTCCGATGTTATGTTTGGTAATTATATATCTAAAATACGGATATCTAGGACAGCTAAATTTGTAGCTTCTTACGACATTAAAGACGGCCTTGTTTCTAACTTATCTTTTGCAGGCAATAAGAACAAAAAGATACATAAAGCAGTCTTAAATTATTTAACTGATGCAATTATTCCTAATGCCAATGTTAACGGCTGTAGTATTCCATTTAAAATAGAGGTGTAACATGGAAAAAATGACTCCCCTTATGTTTTTTACCCACGATGGGTGGCAAGATCGACATGAAACTATTTTAAGTAGAATTAAAGGAATTGATTATATATTACAACAGCAACCAAAAACTCGAAGTGATCTTATTCAAAGATATCACTTAATAACAGAAAGACTTTCGTTGCGTAAATTAGTGTTAGATAAAAAAGGAAAATCAAAATGAAAGATATAAATCAACGCAGTACTTGGAGCATTTTATCAGAGATTGACGTTTCTGATTATATTGAAAAGAAAGGTAATTTATCTTACATATCATGGGCTTATGCTTGGTCAAAACTAATGGAAAAATTTCCTGATTCTAGTTATTGGTTTGGATCTGTCACTAGTTATGGTGAGACTGCTGAAGTAACAGTTACGGTTAAGGTAAAAGAAAATCAACATACTATGTGGCTACCTGTTATGGATAACCGGAATAACTCTATCAAGAACCCAACATCCAGAGACATATCTGACTCGAAAATGAGATGTTTAGTTAAAGCGATAGCCATGCATGGTTTGGGGCATCATTTGTACATGGGTGAGGACATAAATCCCGCTGTAGCAAATGCGGTAATAACTCACGAACAAGAAAAAGAAATTAATGATCTATTAATTAAAACTAATTCAGATGTTTCAATCTTTTTAGATACATTTAAAATTAGTAATGTTGGCGAATTAAAAGCAACTCAATACGGCAAAGTTATGGGGATGCTTAATTACAAATTACACACCCCAAAGCCTAAAACGAAATGATTGTCTTAGATCACGAACAAGGCACTCCGGAATGGAGAGAAGCAAGAAAGGGCGTGTTGTCTGCGTCCAGTTTTCATAAGCTGATAACCAGTACCGGAAAACCTAGTTCGCAAGCGCAGGGGCTTATATCAGACGCTATTTTAGGGAAATATTACAATGCATACCCTGATAACGTTACTACTGCGGCAATGCAACATGGTATTGATCTTGAGCCTGAAGCAAGAAAAGTTTTTGAGTTTATGAGCAACAAAAAGGTAATAGAAACTGGGTTTATTTTGCATGATAGTCTGACTTACGGATGTTCTCCCGATGGATTGATTAATGAAGATTCGGGGCTAGAAATAAAATGTCCAACTGATAATGTCATGTTAGGTTATGAGAGAAATCCCAAAACTTTAATTACAAAATACATCCAACAAGTAACTGGGTGCATGATGGTAACAGGCAGAAAAGAATGGTATCTGTTTGCTTACTCTGAATTGATACCCCCAGTTTGTATCTTGATAAAACTTGATGAAGAATACGCGGGTAAATTAGAGGTAGAAATTGCCAACGCCCATACTGAAGTAATTAATTATAAAGGAAAAGAAAAATGAAAAAAATAGGCATAACTTTAAATATTGACGTAACAAAAATCGACAAGACGCGACTGTACGCAGGCCACAAAGGTACCTACCTTGATCTAACTACTTTTATCGACTTAGGGCCGGAAAATGAGTACGGAAATCACGGATTTGTCACTCAATCTATGACTAAAGAAGAGAGAGAAGAAAAGGTTAGACTTCCTATACTTGGTAATGTTAGGCTTATATATCAAGATTCGGAGACAAGCCAATCAAATGTTACAAACATTCAGGCTAATTACAATCCAGAACAAGAGAAAAAGCCAGAGCCAGAGCCTGAGCCTCTTGGGGATGATGATATACCGTTTTAAAAGAACCTCTAAGTACGGCTTGGCGCACCGTCCCCAACGCGCCCCCTATCTATGAAATCACTCGATGAATCATTTGGTATAGCTACCCGAACAATCAAACTTAGTTTGTCTCCCGACTTTTGTTTAAACGATGCCTTTGCAGTTATGGATTTTCTGCAGGTAATAATAGAAAATTTGGAGGACGAAATTGATGAAACATCTAATTATTCCGGATACACAAGTCAAACCAAACTCACCCACTGAACATTTAAGATGGGCGGGTATGTATGCGGCTGAAAAGAAACCTGATGTCATAGTTCATATTGGAGATCATTTTGATATGCCTAGTCTGTCCACTTGGGACGTAGGCAAAAAATCGTTTGAGGGACGAAGATACAAAGATGATATTGCGGCAGGGATTGAGGCCATGAAAGTATTTATGAATCCAATCCAAGAGGAGCAAGCGCGACTCAAAAGAAACAAAGAAAAACAATGGCATCCGCGATTAGTATATACACTAGGCAATCATGAAAACCGCATAGAACGTGCGATAGAATCTGATTCAAAACTGGAGGGCTTAATTGGGTACAAAGATCTTGAATTAGAATCATTTGGCTTTGAAGTTTATTCTTATCTTGAAGTGGTGGTGGTTGACCAAATTGCGTATTCTCATTTCTTTACGTCTGGTGTAATGGGTCGGCCAGTGGCAAGTGCTAACGCGCTGTTAAACAAACGTCATATGTCTGCAGTAATGGGCCACGTTCAAGATAGGTCAATAGCATTTGCAAGGCGTGCTGATGGGGTAAATTTAACAGGTTTGTTTTCTGGAATATATTATCAACATGACGAAGATTATTTAACGCCTCAAACTAACGGATCATGGCGGGGAATCTGGATGTTAAACGAAGTCCGGAACGGAGGGTTTGACGAAATGCCCGTGTCAATAAATTACTTAAGAAAAAAATATCAAGGAAAATAAAAAAGCCCCCATCTCTGAGGGCTTGGCAGGATTAAAGAGTGTAGCCCCGATTATGTTGATATGGGCTTGAATCCACTGGCTTGATTAGGGAATATTTACAATAATTTATTTTCTCCCCGAATTGGTTTAGCCCTTTGATCCGCTCAATCTTAATGTTATGCCCGTCTTTTTTAAGTTCGCAGATACGCGCTGACAGTTCAAAAATCCCCAGTTCCTTAAAACTGTTAATCCTCGTAATGGAATATCCTTTATCAAGATACGCTAATAGTCTTTGATTTTGAGTACTCATACTAAACCCCTTTTTAGTTGGCTTTCTTCAATGCGATCAACATGCCGCGCTATGCTTTCTAACTGAAACCAATGAACACGGACTAATGATTCCATTTCAGCGATAGAAACCGTCCAAGGCTCACCACTGTTACGGTGAGCCTCGATTGTTGATTGCTTATCTTCAATGTTACTCAGTAGATCTTGATATTGTCGGTCAAGGTCAAGCTTGATAATTTCAAGGGTGG